ATAAAAAACACGGAAACCGACGAAAATTTGGGCTAGGATGTTGCAATCATTTTTGAGAGTATCTGCCATGTTGGCATATGTTTCGGTAACAAATGCGAGCCGCTAAAAACCTGCCATTTTGGCAATTTGCGGCATACTAATTTGCGACATCCTATAAAAACGACCCCCTGGTAGGATGTTGCAAATTGGATGACCGATTTCAGAAGGTTTTGGGGGGGTTTTTCGGCGCTCGATAGAGCGATACCTGATCACATTTTTTTGTCAAAAATGAGCCTGGAAAAGTAAGCCACCCCCTCAGTGAAATTGTACTTCACACCCACTGTCGAAGCCTGTAATACTAGAGTCTTTTTAAGGGTGGCTCACTGTGGGCCTATAAAAACTACATCAGTGCCTCGCCTAATAAAATAGGTCACAAGGGATGTAGTTTAAATAGAAAACTCTCGCAATCTACAGGGCTTTTACATGCGTGGCAGATCACGAGAGGCCCACACCCCGCCTCTGTAGGAAATAACCGAACCTACTTCAGCACTTCTAGTAAAGGAGAAAGAGAAACCTAGAAGGAGCGTTGAGGTACAACCAAGAACCTGTTCGCTCGGAGTGTGAGAATAATAACTCACAGCCTTTATTTTAATATAACCGACCTACTAATATCTCAAGAATATTAAATATATTTCCTATTAATGAACTGAACTATAATTCCCAATATAAAATATTCATATACTCACCACTAGAATTCTAAAAATTCTGTGTTATTTTGGGGTTCGTGGTGGCTCTTCCAGTAAGGGTTTATTTATTATTATTATAAAAATAAATATAAAATTATTCTAAAAAGGGTTATATAAGTGATATATAATGCACCATGTGAGTAAAAAGGTTAAGAACTTTAATACTAATACAGAGAATAAGGATGAGTGGTTAACACCTCCTTACATCCCTAAAGCACTTGGTGTCTTTGATTTAGATCCATGTCAACCTATAAAGCCTCCATTTACTCACGCAACTAAAGGGTATAATATTTCCCATAATGGCTTATCTCAGGAATGGAAAGGCCGTATATGGTGTAATCCTCCTTATGGTAAACACACCTTTAAATGGATATCTCGTCTTGCTGATCATGGTGATGGGATTGCTTTAATATTTGCTAGGACAGATACTATTGGCTTTTATGAGCAGGTCTTTAATAGAGCGCATGGTATTTTATTCCTTAAAGGTAGGCTTAAATTTCACCATGTAGAGGGTCACACTACCAACACAGCTGCTGCTCCTAGTTGTTTAATTGCCTACGGATTAAGGAATTTAATTGCTTTAGAGGATGCTGTAAATAATGGAGATTTAATAGGCAAAGTTGTACGCCTTTACTAGAACCAATTGTCAGATTTTGTAGCGAATCCTACAGCGTCTTCCATAAATTTCTCTAAATCTCTATCAAGCCTTTCCTCTCGTGCGTCTTTAATAGCCTCATCTGCGTCTTTTCCTGCGGCATCTACCCAATACTGGACAGCCATAGATAGTGCATCAAGCCTATCGTCATGTAGTAAAGCTCCACGGTCTTTGGTAATCCGTGTCATTTGGTGAAATAGTCTGTACTGAGGAGCTTTTTCAGGAGGCAAATGCTTGGTAGATTCAAAATCTTTATCTATAAGCTGTGGAGACACAATCAGTTTGTGCTGATTCATTACAGGTTCTAGAGTGTCTATGATCCTTTTTTCTTTCTGAGTGTGGTGTCTCACCTCTTCTACGGTCACTGGATACGTCTTTCGTAGATATGGTTTAAGTAGTTCAGTAAACATTCCGTCACCAAAGTTAGATTCTACGAGAATCTGCTTAACTCGGTTCTTTTTAGCAATATCTACAAGAGTTTGCATGGTTTCTTCCTGATATCCGCCCTCTACTCCTGAACATTCGAGAACCCATAGGAATCCGTTAAGAACATTCACTATAGCGTAGGAGGTTTCGTCCGAACCTCTACCAGAAGGGTCAATCGCCATTACAGATCCTTTATATTCAACCCAATCCCCTATGACTTGCGTAGGTTGGTAGAAATAGTCTCCTGCAAACCCAAGAACAGGTAGGTCAGTAAGTTGCTTATCAGGAGCTGACGAATGAATGACCTTTTCAGGCGCTAATTCAGAGTTAATGTCCATCACAACGAGGTCGGAGAGTTTTAATGGATATCTTTCAGCGTCCGATAAGCTAGGGTCAAGCATAAACTGCATTGCGAATCCTGACCTACCGTAAGAAGCCTCGCGCTCTTTCAGTTCCCAATCGTCAAATCTTCCTGGGTCTGTAGGGTCACCTTCGAGCGCGGGGTCTTCAGCCAACTCATCATAGATGAGCGGAGCAAGCATTGAGCCGTAACGTGGTAGTTTTTTCTCTACTGGGTATCTTGCGGGCCAAATTCTTGTCTCGTAGCCACGATCAGGAAGAACTGTGTACAACGACATCTCTGTTTGGTACGTTCCTAGGAAAGTAATCTCTCCTCCAGGCTTAATAATCGCCTCAAATTCTTTGACTAGCTCGGAAAGTTTCTCACGCATTCCTTGAGTTGCGCTATTGTTCAAACTTTCAACGTCATCCGCTACAATTATGTCAGCGCGTGAACCTGTAAGTTGGCCTGTAATCCCAACTGATTTTACAGAAGGCGCGTGAGCAGCAGATGCAGGGCCTACATCGAACGCTATTTTTGAGTCACGTTGACCTTTTTTTGGTCTTAAATGCTCCAGAATAGGCATTTCAGCGATAAGACGCTGTGTAAATGTAGAGAAATCGTCAGAGCGTGTCTTAGACGCGGATACTACTAGTACGTTAATATCAGGGTTCAATAGTAATTTCCACACTACATAGGCTGATGTTAGATAGGATTTACCTACTCCACGGAATGCACAGATAGTTTTACGCCTTGGACCGTGCTGTAGATACTTTGAAATATCGTATTGAACCTTCGTAGGATCAGGTAATCCCAAATGCTCCCATGCTAGATATACAAAGTTTCTAAAATCTTTCAGTTCTTCTGGAACTACTACTTTACTCTGCTTTCTTTTCTTCATCAATGAATGGCAGTTCCTTAACTAAATTCATAATTGGTGGACTGTCTTCTACATCGACATTAATACCATTGTCTTTTAAAAATTTAGTAGCAACTGATAAATCAGCACTTGTAGCATCACCTGTTATAATTCTTTGCAACAACTCATTGCCAACAGCTTCGTGCAATTTTGCCAATAATTCTTGTAAATTGTTTGTCATAATGTGTATACTCGCGCTATGAGTGACGCTGATAATTCGGATGATACCACATTTTCTTTAGATGAGTGGGCGAAAAATCATACTAAAAACAGCTCGCGTAGTGAATTAGATTCTAATCCAGAAGCAGTCAAAGCTATTAAAAAACTTTTAAAGCTTCGTGCGGAAAAGAAGACTGCGTTTTCTATCAGGTCACTTTTATCTATGTTAAAAGAACAATATGGAGTTAGTTATAACTCCGCAGAGGGGCTAAGGTATTGGATGAATACCCGATTACCTGATGAATATGAAAAGGCTAATTTTGGCTAATGGGCAAAAAATTTGATATTGAAGAATGGGCAGGATCAATAGACGATGATGTAAATTTAATAAAACGGTTACGGCAAGAAATAAGAAAGCTTTGCCGTAAAATACAGAACTTTAAAACTACTGAATATCTACTAAATCACGCTGTAAATGAAGCTATTAAAGGAATAAAACCTTTAAAGCCTACTAGGAAACCGCCTAAAATGAAGACGAATCCTGTAGAAGCATGGCTTTGTTTGTCCGATTGGCAAGTAGGAAAGCGTACTGCGACATATAATTCTAAAATAGCTGTTAAGAGAATCCACAAATTGACCGAAGAAGTAAAGAGATACTTGAAGAATGAGAAGCCTAGAGTCCTACATATAGCTTTACAAGGCGATATGGTAGAGGGAGAAGCGATATTTCCTGGCCAACCTTTTGAGATTGACAGCGATCTATGGACGCAATCGTTGCGTACTGTGCCTGAATTGATAGCTCACGTCGTGTGTGAGCTGTATTCTTACGTTCCTAAGATTAAAGTGGCAGCTGTTCACGGCAATCACGGACGTACAGGATTAAAACATTCAGGTCATTCAAGAAAATCCAATTGGGATCTTGTTAGTTATGAAACTGCAAAATTACTCTGCGACAAATCGGGGATGGTTAAAGTGTCGTGGGATATATCAACCGATTGGTATGTTAAGCAGGTGGTGTGTGGCCACGGAATCCTTTGTGTACATGGTGATCAGATACGCGGAGGAAGCCCACTGCCACTTGCTAACATTTTTAAGAAGGCTATGGGATGGCAATTAAACATTGATGACTGGAATTATTTGTCAGTAGGTCACCACCACACACACGCTTCTGGTGTTTTAAATAACGATTTGTACTTCTTTTTAAGCGGAAGCCCTGAGTCTGACAATGATTTTGCAAAAGAGTTCTTAGCCCAAGGTGGCGCACCAGTACAACGTCTTTGCTTTTTCGATAAGCAGGGATTAATTTCAGAAAACTTGTTACGTTTATAAAATGGACGAAGAAGAAACAACACTACCAACTTTAAATATACATTTAATTGCAGCTCTTAGAAAACTTTTTCCAGAAAAGTCTCCTGACCTACAAGATTCTGACCGTGAAATATGGTATAAAGCAGGGGCAAGTTCTGTAGTCTCCTTCTTAGAGGATGTCTACGAACGGCAAAACGAATCTATATTAAATTAAAATGTCTGCTTTCAAAGATTATATTACATCCTTTTTAACTGCCAACACCAAGTCTATATTCTGGTTTATCATAGGCTGCTTGTTAGGCATGTTTGTATTTTAAAATGTGTCTTTCTATGTCAACTCCAAAGCCTCCAAAACAAGAGGCTGCTCTTCCTCCTGCTGCTGCACCTACACCTATGGCTCAGGAAGTTGTTACTGCAAACGAGCGTAACCAGGGAAGAAATAAGAAAAGAGGCACAGCAGGTTTAACGATACCGTTATCAGAGACTAACCTTTTATCATAAACTTAAATGTCATACGGCAAAACAGCAAAAGGCTTGTACACAAAGTGTGAAGTCGACCGTACTCCTGTACTTGAACGTGCAAGACAAGCGGCGCGTTTGACCCTGCCCACTCTTATCCCAGATGAGGGCGCAGGAGAAAGTACACGTTTTGTTACGCCGTACCAAAGTGTAGGTGCTAGAGGTGTCAATTCCCTTGCTAATGCGCTGTTGACAAGTTTGTTACCGCCTAATGCTCCTTTTTTCCGCTTACTGCTCGATAGTAAAGCCAAGCGTGAAATACAAGGGATGGATGAGGTGCAGAATGAAATTGACAGGTCTCTGGCTGATATAGAGCGAGAAGTAATGCGTGAAGTAGAATCTAACAATTTTCGCGTATCTTTATTTGAAGCTCTCAAACATTTAATAATTGCAGGTAATGTTTTAATTCACATCCCTGAAGAAGGTGGGATGCGTGTTTTCCATTTGTCACGTTACATTGTTAAGCGTGATCCTATGGGAAATGTAGATAAAATAGTGACTAAAGAGACAGTATCTCTTAATCATTTACCCGAAGAAATTTTAGCTACGTTAGAGGGAGAAGACTCAGAAAAGGATTCCGTTGATCTATATACTTGCGTCTCCTCCATTAACGACACTACATACGAAGTATTTCAAGAGATAAATGGAATCCGTCTTGAGGATTCTTACGGCACATATCCGAAAGATAAGTTGCCTTACATGGCGTTAGGCTTAAACCATGTAGATGGTCACGACTATGCCAGAGGCTTTGTTGAGCAATATCAAGGTGATTTAGAATCTCTTGAAGGATTGTCAACGGCTATTGTTCAAGGAGCAGCAGCTAGTGCAAAGGTTTTATTTATGGTTGCGCCAAATGGCACGACTCGCAAGCGCACTCTCTCTAAATCTGAAAATGGCGCAATTGTAGAAGGTAACGCAGGAGATGTAACTACGCTACAAGTTCAGAAACACGCTGATTTCCGTGTAGCTTTAGAAACTATAAACCAAATTGTAGAGCGTTTAAATTACGCTTTTATGCTCACAGAAGGAGCAATCCGCAAAGCGGAACGTGTCACTGCTGAAGAAGTTCGACTTGTTACTCAAAGTTTAGAGCGTCAACTAGGCGGTGTATACTCATCATTAAGTCAAGAATTCCAATTACCTTTAGTACGCATTCTTATGCATAGAATGGAAAAAGGTAAAAGGCTACCAAAACTTCCTAAAGATTTTGTAACTCCTGTAGTAGTTACAGGTATAGATGCTTTAGGTCGTGGTCAGGATCTGAATAAACTAGATTCTTTTGTAGCAGGAATTGCACAAGTATTAGGCCCTGAAGCGTTAGGGCAATATGTAAATGTAAGTGAATATTTAGAACGTCGTGCGTCCGCACTTGGTATAGAAACTGAAGGTCTCGTACGTTCTCAAGAGGAAATCCAAGCAGAGATGCAACAAGCTCAACAAATGCAAATGGCTCAACAATTAGGGCCTGAAGCTATGCGTTCGATGACCTCTGCTAACAATACTCAAGCTCAAATCGAAGCGCAGGAGGGCGCATAAATTATGGGAGCAACTGAAAAACTATCTATTCCAGTAGAGGAAACACCTGCTGTAGACCCTAATCAGGCTACAGAAGAAACTAATGAAACACAAAGCGAACGCGCTGAGTGGCTTCCTGAAAAGTTTGAAAACGCTGAAGATTTAGCGAAAGCTTATAACGAATTAGAATCAAAGCTAGGATCAACTGAAGTTTCTGAACCTGCTACTGCTGAACAATTACAACAATATTCCGATAACTATGCTCAAAATGGTGAACTGTCTGAAGAAGATTATCAAGGTTTAGCCAATATGGGTATTGCTAAGGATGTCGTTGATTCTTATATACAAGGTCAAATGGCTATCCAGGAAGCTGAAGTTCAGAAAATTTACAGCGAAGTAGGCGGTGAAAAAGCTTACGGAGATATGATGCAATGGGCATCTGAAACATTATCACCTGAAGAAGTTAAGGTTTACGATGAAGCCGTACAGTCAGGTGACCAAGTCAAGGTAATGAGTGCAATTCGAGGATTGCAAGCTCGTTATTCTCAAAAGGTTGGTACACAACCTAAACTGGTTAAGGGCAATACAAGTGGTAAAATTACAAATGCTTACGAGTCATTAGATCAAATGAAACGTGATATGCAAAATCCACTGTATCGCACTGACCCTGCTTTCAGAAAGCAAGTAGAACAAAAGCTTTCAGTCTCTAACATTTTCTAATGTTAGAAACCTAGAATTAAGCGTAAGTGTTTGGCCCTCTGCGGAGGATAACTTTACGACCCAAGCAGTATTCTATTTCTTTTACAATTTTTTCTTTTTTTCTCTTAAACCTTTAGGAGGTTTATTATGGCATACACGGACATTACGGGTCGTGGAGGACAGATATCAGGAACTGGTGTTGCTGATGCTTTGTTCCTCAAACAATTCTCAGGTGAGGTATTGGCAGCGTTTGACGAGTTCAACGTGATGATGCCTCTTCATACAGTCAGATCTATAGCGCAGGGGAAATCTGCACAATTTCCTGTGCTGGGTACAACCACTGCTGACTATCACACTCCAGGTACATCAGTAATAACTGATAATGGTGCAAACAACGGTACTCCCGCAGATGGAGCAGCTGAATACGATTACTCAGTAATCAAACACGGTGAAAAAACCATCGGTATTGATGACTTACTAGTTGTTCCTCAGTTGATCCCATCTATTGACGAGGCAAAAAGTCATTATGACTACAGAGCAGAATACACTCGCCAAATGGGTGCTGCTCTTGCCAAGCAAGCTGACCGACACTTAATTCGCTCTGTCATTAACGGTGCATTGACTTCAGGTCTTGCTGCACCTTACAAAGATGGTGGCGGTCAATTGTCTATCGGTGGTAGTGGCGTTGCAGAAAGTTCTGTTACTTCAGCTACGCTTGTTACTCACTTGTTTGAAGCAGCAGCAATTTTAGATGGGAACGATGTTCCTGACCAAGATCGCTTTGTTGTTCTTACACCTACTTTGTACTACTCACTACTATCAGGTGGTGCAGGTACAGCGTTTGATATCACTACATCTGTAGCTAACTCAGACATTGGTGGTTCAGGCTTCGGCTCAGGTGTAGTACCAATGGTTGCAGGATTTGAAATTTACAAATCCAACAATGTCAAGCATGAAGATTCTCACACTAATAACGTTACTGGTGTTAACTCACTAAACGATTATTCAGGTGAAGATGACGATGATGTGTGGGGTATTATCTTCCACAAATCAGCGGTTGGCACAGTTAAATTATTAGATTTGGCTGTTGAGCAAGAATACATGATCGAGCGTCAATCTACGCTTATGGTCGCTAAATACGCGATGGGTCATGGCGTTCTACGTCCTGAAGCTTCAGTTCTTCTTACCATCGACGGATAATTAATCCTGGTGGTTTTCTTGGGGGGTGTCTTTGGATGCCCTCCATCACCCCTTAAATAAAATATTATATTATGGCAGCAACAGAAGCACTGACATTGGTACATGAAAGGTACGAAGCGACATCAAAAGGTCGTAGACCTAAAACATTGGTTTACAGATTAACTGAGGCCACTCAAAATAAGTACACTACACCTATCGATCTACACGGAGCAAAATCAGTTTGGGTTCATGTAGAGAGTAACACAGCAGCAGAGTATTACATTCCTTCTCTTTTAGCTGAAGGAGCAGCTGACTCAGCTACATCAACAAACGACTTTGACACAGCAGATGACACAGGTTATATGAAAATGCAAGCAAGTTTTACAGCTTCAAACATAGGTGTCGGTTACAACGTAGTAGTGCCTGCTAGTACAGGTGCAGGTTTTATTGGAGGTGATTGTATGCCCCCAATGCTATCTGTAAAAGTAACTGGAGCAGATGACAAAGACGTACTTATCATTGTAAATTACTAACATGGCTGTTCCAGGAAGAACTACTCAATTAGAGGCAGTTAACACAATGTTATCTGTGATAGGTGAAACACCTACTACTGACTCTATTATTTCAGCTAATTCTTCTGCTGACGTAGTAATGGCTGTTCAGATCCTGGATGAAGTTACTAAAGAAGTAGAAGCTCAAGGTTGGCACTTTAACACTGAATACGATGTAGAGCTGTCTCCTGCAAGTGATAAGCATATTGTCTTAGATACCAATGTAGCTCGTATTGATTTAGAACCTGAAAACACTAATGGTCTAGATGTTATTATGAAATACACTGGCGGTGAGTGGAGACTTTATGATAAAAAAGACCGTACTTATGAATTTGAAAACAATGTAAAAGCTACTATTGTTTATTACTTAGATTTCGGAGGTCTTCCACAACCTGCACAGCGTTACATCACTTTAAGAGCAGCAAGGATATTTCAAGACCGTATGGTAGGTTCAGGGAATCATCACACGTTTAATACTAAAGATGAATTCCGTGCGCTTGCAGATTTAAAAGAATGGGAAGGCGATACTGCTGATCATTCTATCTTTGACCACTATGACACCCTTAGAACAGTAAATAGAGGAAATGTAGTTAGATAATGGGCATACTTAACTCTTCTTTACCTAATCTTTTAAGTGGGGTATCGCAACAAGCAGATGCGTTAAGAAGTCCAACGCACTGCGCACAACAAACTAATGCATACCCCTCTCCTGTAGAAGGCTTGATGAAACGTCATCCGACAGAATTTATGACGGATGATTTTACTGCTGTTACAGGTCTTAAAGCTTCAGACACTTCTTCTCACGTTATTAACAGAGATTCAGGGGAAAAGTATCTTGTCACTGTTAAGCCTACTTTTTTAGATGACGGTGAGTTAGAAATAGTAGATTTAGTTAACAATTCTAAAGCTACTGTTTATTACGATCAGGCTGTATCAGGAGAGGAGTTTACTACTCAAGGTGTAAAAGCTGTAGGTCATGTCAGAGTTTATAGTCCTGACAGTACTGATTCTATTTATTTAGTAGATTCTTTTGGATATGTAGCTCGTTTTTATTGGACATCAACATCTGCTTCTACTGGAGACATATTCAATACAGGAGGAGTAGCTGACGGTGTAACGTATGACATTGGTATTTACGTTAAACTTCCTTCAGACGCAGGTACAGGATTCAGAGCGCAAGAATTGACAGATGCAATCAATAGTTCAGCAGCTAGTGGTCTTTCAATAACAGCTTTAAGATGCGCTTTTGACATTAATTTAACTAAAGGTGACCTGCCGACAAACCACCCTGACTACTCTTCAGGAAGCACTGAGTTAGCTTCTAGTAGAGATGTTGTATTAGTTCAAGATGTTGAGGGTACGGCAGGAAACACTGATATGACTTTAGGAACAGGAGTTTCCACAGCAAATGATGGCGATATGCAAATCTACAACTTTGGAGAAAACGGTCTTACAGCAGGTGTCGATTCAGTAACCACTGATACAAGAATAGAAACAACTCCTAGAGAGTATCTAAAAGCTCTCGACCCTAAGACTGCTTTTAAATTTTTAACAATTGGAGATGTTACTTTTATAGTCAACACTGAGAGAAAAGTTAAGATGCACTCTGAATTAACATCTAGATTCGGTTCTCAAGGTTTAGTTACACTAAAACAAGCTGCTTATAACACTGAATATATTGTAAAAATAGATGGCCAGTCTAATTCAGTGACTACAGGTAACTCAGCAGGAGATGCTAAAACAAATACTATAGCAAGTAATTTAGTAACAGCTTTAAATGGGGGAACTGGAAATGCTTACCATACAGATACTTCAGTTCCTACAAGTGATTGGAGAAAAGACGGAAGTTCTACTTTAAGTCCTGTAGCAATTAAAGTTAATCCAGGCTCTGGAACTCCTTCAGGATCGCAGAACGCTTTTACCGTTGTAGGAAAAGCTGTGCAATTTACGTCTTTACCTGGAAACCCTAGATATTATTATGTGAACGCCAATACTGGAAATAGAACTTCTACTTACTTTGACACTAATGTTGATTATTTTATTCATACAACCGCTGATGTTGGTGGAGGACAATATGAAATTACGTTAAGACGTTCTGACGGTCAAAGAATTTATTATTACAGTAAGCCTTCAGGTACATCACAAATTAAAGGTCAATACACTCAATCTACAGATTTCAGCTATTTAGAGTTTGCGCAACAAGACAGTAATATAATAGTTAAACCTTTAGATGAAGACAGAGATTTTATCATGTCTACAGCAGACAGTGTTGGCAACACTTATTTAGATGCTTTTAAAGACCGCACACAGTATTTAACAGATCTCCCTGCACAATGCACAGATGGATTTAGAATACGAATTGACGGTGATGTTGAAAATAATATTGATGATTATTATTTGCAATTTCAAACTAGAAATGGTGAAGATTATGGAGAAGGTATGTGGGTAGAAACTACAGGTTCTCAAATTCCGTATCGTTTTGACTATGCCACAGTGCCTCATGTTTTAATAAGACAAGCTGACGGAACTTTTCTTTTTAAATCCGCAAATGGATTTATAAATGCAAGTACCACGGAAATACCTAGAGTAACTACTCAAACTGTTGAAGGTGCTATACATGATCCTGATGACGCAATGACAACAAGTGATACTCAAATTGTTGTAAAAGGTCTAACGCCTTTCTTATCAATTCCAAAATATTCTGAAATTGTTTTTGATATCGGAACAGGAAGCGAAGCAACCAAAGTTATAGACGAATCGATTGATGTTGATGCTGAAGGAAAAGTCACTTTAACTTTAAGTGCTGCCGTAGCTACGGATTATCCAGATGACGAAGCTGTAACGATTAATATAAAATCCGATTACTCAGCTTTTAAATATGGAAGCAGAGGAGCTGGAGATGAAATCACAAACCCAGACCCTTCTTTTGTAGGTAAAAAAATAAACAACATATTTTTCTACGAAAACCGTCTAGGATTTTTAGCAGGTGAAAACTGTGTAATGTCCGAAACAGGAGAATTTTTTAACTTTTTTAGAACAACTGTTATCGACTTACTCGATACAGCACCCATAGATTTAGCAGTGTCTTCTAATGAAATAGCGACACTTCGCCACGCAGTTCCATACAAAAACAATTTAATACTATTTTCTGATACCCAACAGTTTGCGTTAGGTTCAGGACGTACTGCACTATCTAATGAAACTGTAGCCTTAACGCAAGTTTCTTATGACGAGTGTAATATAAACGCACTTCCGATTGCGTCTGGCTCATCTCTTTATTACGGTTATGATCGCGGAGAGTTCTCAGGTATGCGCCAAATGGCTGTACTTGATGCTCAAGGTGACAACTATACTTCAGTAGATATTGCAGACCATGTACCACAATACATACCAAACTCTTGGAAAATGTATGCGTCAATGCCTCAACAAAACCTAATCATAGGTTTACCTGAAGCAACTGATGGTACTATGCAAGATTTGTATTTGTACAAATATTTAGATAAAGGCAATCAAAGAGTACAGTCCGCATGGTTTAAATATTCTTTACCTTTAATGGGAGACTCAGATGATCAAAAGCAAATCATTGGGATACACGCAATTGACAACATTTTATATGTACTTTGCCAGTGGCGTTATGTAGCTAGTGATGTAATTACAGGCGGTAAAACTTATCTGTATAAAATGAGGATTGAAAACAATCTTACAGATTCTAATTCAATCTTTGTTACTAAACTTGATTCTAGAGTATCTTATGATGCCACCGACGGTGTAGGATTTGATGCAGTTACAGCTTCCTACAACACTCCTGTCAGCAGTAAAACTACATTTACCTTACCATTTACTTGGAGCGGTAATGCAATAAAAGCTTACACGAAAGCTACAGATAGTGACGGCGGTGCTGCAGAACTTACAATCGATACTCAAAACGGTTCAGCAGGTACTCTTGTAATTGCAGGTGATAAGACAGGATCATCAATTTGGTTTGGAGTAGACTACACAATGACGTATGAGTTCTCTAAACCAGTCATACGAGGTTCAGCAGGTCAAGGATCTTCTCAGCTTCTATCAGGACGTTTTCAAATAATGTCTTGCGACGTTTCTTTTGATGACACAACTACGTTTACAGCTTCAGTAACTAACCCAGGCCGTGCGAATACATACACCTATACGCACACTACATCTACTACAGATGTTTTATCTACGGCCCAAGGCTCTACGGCTGTGAGTAGTGGTGACTTTAGAATACCTATACATACTAAATCTGATGCGTACACGCTAACTATAACGTCTTCATCGCCTTTCCCTGTAAGCTTTATGTCGGCTGAATATGAAGCACAATACAGTGCTAGAAGCAGGAGGGTGAATACATGAACGCAGTAGTCAGAGATTTTGAACAATCAGATGTTAAGCATTTAGCTAAGAATTTAAGACACGCTGATAAACAAGAGTTGTATGCCACATTTGGCAACCATTCAGACATTCAAGATGTTTTAGATAAAAACGTAGCAGTAACTACAGATGCTAAAGTTATTGAATATAAAGGTAACCCTATAGGAGTATTTGGAGTGGCAGACGGCCATGAAGAAAACTTTAATTTAGGTTGGGTGTGGATGGTAGGTACTGATGATATTAAAGAAATAAGAACACAGTTTTTAAAACAATGTAAAGAAGAATTAGAAAAAATGCAGAGTAAATATGACATTCTTTGTAATTATGTAGATGCACGAAATAAGGTGCATATTAAATGGCTTCGCTGGATGGGCTTTACTTTCTTAAGAGAGGTAGAAAATTACGGTGAAGAAAGTAAAACTTTTTATGAATTTGCGAGGTTAAGTAATGTGTAGTGCAGGTGCAGGAATAGGTGCAGTAAAAGGCTTGGCTCAAGTCCAAGCTCAAAATTCAGCTTATGAAAATTTATCTGAAAGGTATACAGAAAATTCTGTAAATGTAAATAGAGCTTTAGGTTTTCAATACGCTAATTTAGGTATATCATTTTCTCAATCACAGCTTGCACGTTCTCAACGTAAATTAGAAATAGATTCAGCAAAAAATAAAGCAATTGCAAAAGCTCGTAATTCATCTCTTAAAGCAGGTTTAGGAGCTTCACATGCTGCAGCTATATTAGAAAATTCATATTTTGCAGAAGCTTCAGAAGCGGTAGGCCGTGTTGATCAAGAAATGGAATCAGCTGCAACTGCTTTTGGAATTCAAGGGCAAGCTATGGAAATAAAAGGTCAACAGCGTATTAGCGCTCTAGACCCAGGTGATCCTCCTAATGCAGTTGCTCAAGGCTTAACAGTGTTAGGAAGTATATGGTCAGGACACCAAGCTTCAATGACAATGAAAGCTAATTTAGAACAATTAAATCTTGCCAGAACTCAAGCAGGTTTAGAATCGATAAGTAACTGGGATTATCTATGGGGTAACTATTAATGCCACAACGTGAACGTATAAATGTAAATTTCGGCTTTGCTCCAACAAGGCCACAGCAAGGTGTTTTTGACACTTATGCTCCACCTGTCAAACAAGGTTCAGCAGATGCTGAGATGTATGATGCGATTGCTAAGTTAAGCGGTTCTTTTATGTCTGACATGCTTTCAACATCGCAAGCTAAAACAAAGGCTGAAATTGCTAGGCTAAATTCATGGAACAGTTTAACTTCAGAGCAGAAAGAAGAATTTAATTCTAAAGCTTTACAAGCTGCAAGATTACATGAAGCAGGTAAAACTGATGAAGCTCAGAAAATAATGGACATGTATGCAGGTGCAAAAGTTAAAGAAGGTTTAATACCTTTTAAACATCACAGGTATTTTACATCTAGATTTCAAGGCCATAAAGCTGTCTTGGAGCTTGACAGTGCTTTAGAGTCGCATCTTACTCCTGAAGTTTTAGAAAATCTAACTACTCAAGATACAGACATTGAAGACTATCTTATAAGGCTTACAGCAGGTAGTTTAAAAGACGGTGACAATAATCCTATAGATTTAGGCTTAAGCCCAGAAACTCAAGCAGTAATGGGAAACCCTTTAGTTCAAGGATTAATTACTAAAAAGATTTCTACACTTGCTCCGCAATTAGAAAGTCAACAGAATTCTAATTTACAAGATCAGTACATAAAAGCTGCTCAAGGCACAACAGCTACAATAATTTTAGAAAATATTAAAGACCCTAGCTTATCTGACCAAGATTCATTTAATACTTTTATGTTTAACTCTTTACAGGAAACAGCTACTAGAGATTTTAAAATACCTCTTAATGAAGCAGGTTTTAAAGAACTTATTCCTTCGTTTAAATCTACTGTAGATTTATTAATTGCACAACGTAAATTTAGTGACGCAGAAAGGATTTTAAATTTCACAGGATCTTTAGGACAAGAAGGAGTTGCCATTCACGGTAATAAATCTTTTTATGATATTGACCCTGAAGCTGTTGATGCTTTACAGCTTAAGTTTATAACTAGTAAAGAAAATCATCAAAAAGAAATTGAAACTATTGAAAATTCTAAACAGTCTAGATTAATTAGACAATTTAACTTAGAAGCTGATGGTTTATTTTTTGAGTTAAGAAAAGAAACTTTTGGAAGTAAAGAATACATAGCCAAAAGAAAAGATATAGAACAAGCTTTTATAAACCTTCTTACAGATGAAGACTCTGAGTACTCAGATGACGTTGCCTCAATTGAAAATTTATCAGAATCTCTTCAGTTAGATTTTCAAGATAAATTAAGAGCATTTGAAAATAACCGAAACATTACTGACAATGTTTTTAAGGTTAATTGGGCAACAATGGTTGACGATAACGTAGACAAAGATGAATTAAGAGCATTTTTAGACGTTGCATTTTTAGACGGTGAAGTCAGTGCGGATGATTTTTTAACTCGAAGTAGATTTCTAAATGATCTTGACGAAATAAATGACATAGCTAAAAAATATGACAATGAGTATATAGGCAATAAAGATTCTTTTAATCAACTTGTAAGAGGTAATATTCAAGAATTTACTAAAGTTGAAACTACTTTTATGGATGAGATTTTAAGCTCTTTAAGTAGTGAAGATAAAGGTCGCTATGTCAACGTCATGCAATCTTTAAAAGTAAGTATTAAAATTTCAAGAAATGAAAAAAGGCGGGAACTTTTTAAAGAGCGTTTAAAGTCTTTAAGACCTAAATTAGATGAGGATGGAAATAGAGTAGATGTAGAAGAAGTTACTTTACAACAAATAAATGAAGCATTAACCGCATGGGAGCAAGCATTACTAGAAGGGCTTACTGAAGGTAGATTAGTAGGTATAAAACCTTTAAGTTTTTATAATGGCGATGGTGATGATGTTAGCAGCAGTTTAGGAGAGGAGTATATGAATCTAAATGAAATGGGAGTTAGTACTGAATAATGGTTACACAAAACACAGAAGACCAGGGTCAAAACCCTGAAGAGCCTCAGTCTGAAGAAATTCAGTCTGAAGAAACCCCAGTTGTAGAGGCTGTTACTGAAGAAGAGCAAGCTCCTTTACTAGAAACCGCTGCTGAAGAAGAAGTTGTAGAAGACTCTTCAGCTACTGTAGATTCTGTTGAAGCTTCAGGTAACAGTGTTATTGAACCTGTAGAAGGCCCTACAATAGATGATCCTGAAGAAGAGCCTCTTACGGAAGAGCAGATGGAAGAAATCCATGGCGGGCCTATTCCAGTTAAAGGCTCTGGCCAAGCTCGTACTGAAATGCTTCAAGAACAAGCCGAGCAAAATATTGAAGCGGGTCTTGAGAAAGTTAAACAAGAGCAAAAAGAATTACAAGATTTTGCTAAAAGTTCAAATTGGCGCACTTCTTTAATGAAGAAAACTGTGGAGATGACAGAAAGAGGAATGGCGGCAGCGCAAGAGGAAGGGTCTGGGATTTGGGGAGCTACAGATTTCTTTTTGGGTGTTGCTCACAGTGCGGTTGAAGAGTATGGAGAATTCATGGTTAACACAGGGGTTGACATTGTTAATCCACTTTTGGAAGAGCTGACTCCTGCTGTTAAAGATTTAGGAGAATTTGCAGGTATAGAATTAAAAGATGATTTAAGAATACCTTATCTTCATCTAGAAGATTTTGGTTTAGGATACGAACCTCCTGAAGACCGTGGAACACTTGGAACTATAGGCCATGAAGTTGGTAAAGGAATTTTACATGCTTTTGCTCCTTTAGGTTGGTACGGTAAAGCTGCAAACCTAGTATTAAAAGCACCTAATGCTTTAATCAGGGGTGGAGGTAAAGTAGCTTCATCTTTAGGTAAAAATACAGGTAAAGTTTTAGAAAAAGTAAGTCCTAACGGTTTAGCTTATTTAGGTAAAAAAGCAGTTACTACTACTGAAAAAGGGTACGATCTACTTCTAACTATAGGTGGCAACGCTGCTAAAGTTGGAGAGAAATTTTTAGGAAACCCTGTAAAAGGTGCAAAGATAGGTTTCAAGATTGACATGCTTCGTGATGCTTCAGAAACAGGAACTATTTTTGACATGCTTCCTAAAGACATGGTTGCAGAGTTTATGCAAACAGATAACCCTGACAGAACCTTTATTGAAGGTCGTCTGACGCAAGCTCTTGAAGGTCTTATTTTTGGAGCTGCTTTAAGCCCTGTGTTGAAAGCAGGAGGAGTTACTAGAGATGCGATTGTGAATAGTAATGCCTATAAAAGAACTAAAGCTATTTACATTAAAAACATTGCTGTAAGAGTGCAAGCACAAGTAGCCTTAAGACAGCTTTTTAGAAATCCAGATTTAACGCAAAAACAGATAAGTGACGGTATTAAAAGTATACATGAAAAAACTGTGACAGGTTTTGAAGATATTGATAAGTCTACTGAAAAATATTTAAAAGAAGTAGAGAATATTGGTATTAAGAAACAGAAAGCTAGGCGTAATAAAAGAATCCAAGAGAAAATAGATAAAGATAAAGCCGAGGCTGAAAAACTTGCTAAAAATATAGGCATTGTAAGGCAACCTGCTAAAGCTGACCCTACAAAAGTTACTTTAGACGATGTAGGATCAGAAGCTGCTGAAGTAGTTCCGCGTAGGGTAAATAGAAACCAACCTCATACAATGTCAGTAGATGACTATTTACTTTCTTTTAGTAAAGAAGAAATTGAAGAAGCAGGAGGTAGGAAAGCTCTTTTAGCACAGCATAAAGAAGCTGTTGAACAAGCTCTAAACGATGGTCAAGCAGTTCGTCCTGGCGTGATACAAAATTATCCTGCACTTAAAGAGGAGTTTAAAGATCGTTATGACATTATCGACGGCTCATCCGTTGTGAGGCGTATGCAAGCAAGAGATAATGCAAGTAAAAGTAAAAACAAAGATTTTCATCTACATAACTTAGCTAAAAATTTAGGCATTTCAATTGTAGATAAAAATGGTGTTAAATTAAATAGAGGAGCTATTGAAGAAAAGATTTTAGACATGTACCCTTCAAGTGCTGCTACTAAAGGTCAAGGACGCAGACGTACTGAAAGTAAGCCAGGCTCTAAAGTAAATGCTGTTTGGCACTACACTGATGACCCTGGACTTCAGCAAATGCTCAGAGATATGATAGATGATCCTGACGTACAGCGTATGCTTGACAATGTAGATAAGGAATCTCCTGCTGAATTGAAGTTATTTCTTGATGATCATTTTGAATCTAGGGGAATGCTTGATGTAGGCGGAGCAAATCAAATTGCTAAGGATGCATCCAATCTTAAAAAACAAGTTCTATTACTAAACGCCACTGTTACTAGAAAACTAGAAAACATAAAAGATTTAGGAGATGAGCTTGTAGAGATGACACAGAAAAAATCAGGTGCAAGTGATGAGCAGATTCAAGACAAGCTTTTAGAAATCCAAAAAGCTCGCTCAGAACTGTGGGAAACATACGCAGCAGCTGAACAAGCTAACAGTGAAATAGGAAGCACTCTACAACTTCTCCAGATGAATAAGTCAACTAGACCTTATGTAGGTAATCAAGCTATTGGAGATAATTTACAGACTAGAGAAGATATGAAGGAATTCTTGACTGCTTTTGGAGGAGGGGATTATGAAAAAGGTTTAGCGATGTATACAAAAGACAGCTTACGTTCTTTACTGTTAAACGATGCTGTTGGCGTTCTCAAATCTACTCCTAGCTATAACGCTTTATTTTCAAACGTAATGGCTCAGGATATTATTAATAGTATGTTGTCTTCTCCAAAGTCGGCATTTATTAACTTTGCCTCTCCTGCTGCTTCTATTATGGTAGACATTATAGAACAGACTGGCGGAGCTTTGCTTCGCGCTCCTGTAGTGGCTACTAGAGGAACTATACTTGGGAATAAAAAAGATTTTGAAATAGCAGGAAACGAGCTAAGTGAAGCGTTTATAAATCTTAAAAGCCACCTACAAATGGCAATTGCAATTCCCAAAGCTTTAAAAACTGCTTGGAAAACGATGAGAAACAATCGTTCATCTTTTGATGCTACAGGATCAAAACTAAATGATGGTATGAAGTTAGATGAAAGTATTTCAGCTCGTGCAGGATTTGGAGCAGGTGATAAAAACGTAGCCACAACAATGGCAGACATTTTTGGTTTATTGAATTCAGGATCTACACGTTTTCTTGCTGCTACTGATGATTTCTGGAAAAGCATTATATATCAGCAGTCATCTATGAATAATCTTGAGTTAAATTTAAGGTCAACACTTTTAAAAACTACTGAAGAAAATTTGAATCGAATAAGAATAGCACGTCAAAGTGGTAAAAAAAATCCTTACAACAAACTTTCTGAACAAGAGATTTTAGTAGTTGCTAGAAAGGAAGCTGAAGAAACTGTTTTAAAAGGTAGAACTATAGGGCAAGAGGTCGCACGTCAACATAAAACCATTCTTCAAGTTGATGGTGATTACACTTACGATAAGATTGCTCAAAAAGCTGTTGAAAAAGCTGAAGAAGCTGCTGAAGTAGGTTCAATAGCTGCTACTCTTGAAGCTAAAAGAGATTTTATTAAACGGTTTATGCATGATAATTATGATTTAGGCTTGGTAAAAACTTCTCAACAAGCTCTAACACAGTCTCAAAAATTAACGTTTACTAGTCCTTTAGAAGACCCAAGAAGGTCAGGTTTTACTCAATGGATAGGCAGGATGAATAAATCTATTGATAGTAGTAATGTTTTTGGCCCTGTAGTGCGTACTCAATTACCTTTCGTGCAGACTCCATATAACATAATAAGTTATATGACCAAGCGTAATATTCTTTACACAATTCCTCCTGCATTAAAACAGATGAGGAAAGACCTTGTTAACGATTTAAGGTTAGTTGACGGAAGTCCTCAAGACACTTTAAAAGCTAGAAACGCCTACGGTAGATTTATGCTTGCATCAGGTATAACAACTTTGGCTTGGAACGACGCTTTTAACGGTAGAGTTACTGGCACTCCTCCACCAAACCCGACAGCTGCTCGTCAAGAAAAAGCTATGGGTAGGCAACCTTATTCATGGGTTCAAGAAAATGAAGATGGTACAAAAACTTATACTGATATGCGAAGGGGTGCACCTTTCACTTCTCCTT